CAGCGTATCACTGGCGGTCAACTGCCGCAAAATTTGTCTGAAATTCACAACGAGTTTGATTTGACGGTCAAATTTGACGTGATGGACCTCGATAAAGAGTACATCGCACAGAAGATTGATTTCCTTACCAAGGTTGCACAACTCGACACTGGCGGAGTCTTGAACAGAAACAAGCTCACCGAGATGATGATTCAGGCTATTGCTCCAGAGGTAGCGAAAGACTTGATCCTCAATCCTCAGGATGCCAGCAGGCAGATGTTCAAGGATGTGCAGTCTGACATTGGCATGATGTTGCTCGGCAACGAGGCCCTGTACCAAGAGAACGACCCGGCTGCACAGACCAAGCTGCAATACGCACAACAGGTCTTGCAAGCTAACCCGAAAGCGCAGACTGCACTTCAGCAGGATGAGAACTTCCGGGCGCTCTTTGAGAACTATGTTAAGAGCCTTCAGATGTCGATTATGCAGCAACAAAATGCGCAGATTGGCCGAATTGGCGTAACTCCTGTGGCACAACAGGCACAGCAGGCACAACAGTAATATGACGGAAGATCAAACGGCGGCCTTTGGCTTTTCAGGGAAAAACCTTGTTTGGTCAGAAATATGTAAGGTTCTTGAGCAGCTACAAGAGCAACACTGGATGGTTGCTATAAGTAAAGACTGCAAAGGAGAAGATAGAATACATGCGGCAGGACAGGCTGATGGGATTAATTTAGTTTTGAGCACACTTATTGAATTAAGAAAACAAGCTAGACAATTAAATGGCTTGACTCCTGAAAAAGATTTGGCATAACGCCACTAACGGACCTTCCAGCGTTACTGGATTGAATTAAAAAGGGCTTGCTACCGTTATAGCATGAATAACACAAACACACAGCCTGACGCCGGGAGTCAGGAGGCAGACAGTACACCCGTTGCAAATAACCTCGGAAAGATTGACGAATACAGCCTAGCTGATTTTGTTAAATCTAATTTCCTAAACGAGGAGGAGGCGGCTCCAGCCAAAGAGGAGCAGCAGGCGGAACCTGAGGTCGAGACGGAAGAGACAGCGGAAGCTGAACCTGAAGTCAAAGCTCAAGCGGAAGCCGATCAGTCCACCGATGAAGAAGGTGAGCCTGAAGAGAGTTCTTTGAGCCGAGGCGTACAGAAGCGTATCAACAAGTTAGTTGCTGCGAAGAAGGCCGCTCAGGCGCAACTTGAAGAGAGAGAAGCCAGATTAGCGCAAATGGAGCGTGAGTTGCAGGCATTAAAGTCTGTTCCACAAACCAGTGCGCCAACCGTATCTGACGCTGTAGAGGCACTTGGTTCCGTCGAGGAAGTAAATTCCGAACTTCAGCGAGCATTATATGTGTTGGATTGGTGCGAAGATAATCCTGATGGTGGTGTAATTACTGACCCGCAAGGTAATCAGATTGAATTAGACAACCTACAGGTTCGCGACATGCGAAAGCTGGCTAGACGTAGAAAGGAAATTGAACTGCCGGCCAGGCTTCAATATTTGAACCAAAAGTCTCAAATAGAGCCAGTGCTAGCAGCCAAACATCCTTGGATGCGTAAGCCGGAAAGCGAAGAATACAGGGTCGCCCAGCAAGTGCTGCGTGATTTCCCTGAAGTAAAGCGCCGCCCGGATCATATGCATCTGGTTGCCGCATTGATTGAAGGGCTAAAGGTTTTTGCAGAACGAGATTCTGGAAAGGCTAAAGCCGCACCAATCAAACGAGCGCCAGCACAGCCAAGCGTCAAAGCTCCTCCTAAAGTTGATAAAGATGACTCTTCTCGCGCACAGAAGTCCTTCCTTAAGGATCCTTCAAGCAGAGATGGATTGAGTGACCTAGTAAAAGCAATGGGGTTTGTGTAAGCCCCTTCAATTCAACAACCCAACTCAACTTATTTAGTATTATGGCACTTCTAACTGAACCTAATCTTAGCGGTCGCGGTAAACGCGAAGACCTGATGGACATGATTGCGCTTGTCGATGCAAAAGACACGCCGTTCACGTCGATGGCCCGTAAGGGCAGCAAGCCCGGAAACATGTTTTTCCGCTGGCAGGCAGACAGCAATCCTGCTCCCCAAGTGGGCGGCACGGTTGACGGCACGGACGTTAGCTCGTACACCAACTGGGACGTGGGCTATCGCGCCGAGCTGGCCAACTACGCTCAGGTATTCCGTATGCCTGCTGTGCGTGTGTCCAAGCTGTCTACTGACATTGCTCAGGTGGCAGGCGTGCGCGACGAACTGGCGTATAACGTCAGCAAGTCCATCCTTCAGTGCAAGCGTTCGATTGAGACGACTCTCTGCTCGAACCAGACTGCACAGCAGGACAACGGCTCCGTTCCTTACCTTACGGCTGGGATCCAGACTTGGATCAGCACCGCAGGAACCGGGACGCCTACCGTTGGCGACATTCCTTCACAGTTCCGCACTCCTTCCGACTCAATCCTCACTGGTGCATCCAGCGGGTTGACTGACACGGCAGTGCAGGGCTTGCTCAAGAGCATCTACAACCAGACTGGCCAGTACCGCTCGTTCGATGCCATCGTTGGCACCGACCTCAAGCGTGCGTTCACCAGCCTGCTTGGCACGACTCAGTTGACCACGACATCCACCAGTGGAGTTCTGGCTGCTGGCGCAACCAAGGTGCAGACCTTCCAGCGTGACGCTGCTGCTGAGACCTACATCCAGTCCGTGGACGTGTTCCAAGGTGACTTCGGTACGGTTAAGCTCCACCCCACGGTGTTCCTCGGCACGATCAGCTCCGGCTCGTGGACGGTTACCCCGTACAAGGGTCTTGTCCTGAACATGGACTTGATCGAAGTCCGCTACGGCGGAAACGTAGCCGCTGTGCAATCGCTGCCTGACTTCGGTGGCGGCCCTGCTCGCGTTGTAGAAGCCGTCTGCGGTCTTGTTGTCGGGAACCCATTGGGTCTTGGCAAGTTCGACTTCAGCTCGTAGGCTTAGTATATGTGACCGTTCCCGCAGTATACTAGGACGGATCGAACGCCGGAAGCCCGCTAGGCGTGACTGCTAGGAGAGACTAGATGGCCTTTAGTGGCCACAGGAACGACGCTGGCAACCGTAAGTCGTGACACTCTGGAGAGACAGAGATAATTTTGCGACACCTGCCATTCTGTGTAACGGAATGCATGGTCTGGGAGTTCCCGGACGACGAGTGGTGTGACTGCTCGGAGAGTGAGAGCACCGTTTTATGATTGATATCGACCCTAGTCTAATTCCTGCAATGGAAGCTGAGTTCCGTCGCGGCTGGCAAATGAATCGTATTCAAGCGGAGATTGACTCCAAGAACTCTGCCAAGTTTACAAAGATGCGCCACAAGTCGATTGATGGCATTGGCCAGAAGGTTGGCAGCATTCCTGGACAAGCGTACCACTTTTGGGGGCAGAAGCTCGGATACCAATGTTGGGATGACGAAAAGTTTCTTGCTGAATTCTGGAGAGATAATCCTCAGTGCAAAGTTAATTCTGGTGGTACAAAAGAAATTAGTGTAGGTTGGGTTCCATCCACTAACGTAAGATCCCGCACCGTTTACGCATGAAGACAGTCCCATTTAGCGATATCCTTGCAGAAGTCTGTCAGCTTATTGGGCTAGACCGCACAACGCTAAATGAAAAGAGCTTTGGGGCTATTCGCGACTTCACGTCACGTCGCATTGGCACGATCTGGGATCGCGAGGAATGGCCGGACACCAATAGGTTTTTGCGCACCTTCCCCGGCAATCCGATTCAGTCAATTGAGTTTATTGATTTGCCGCCACTGACAACGGAACTTGACGATATTCTTACCACGGAAAATAACATTGATCTATGGGTGCAGACCTCGGCAAACACTCAAGATTTGCGGCTTACTTTAGACACTAACTTTCCAAGAATCTACGCTGAAGATTTTTCAAACGACGCCTTTCGTCTTGATACCATAGCATCTACAGCAATTAGTTTTCAGAACCCATTTTACTACAATTTTAATGGGCAACTTGAAAGTGTAGCAGACATTAAGTCGATGTCTGATTATGAAACTGCACAAGACGAAATAGGAAATTATATTTATCAAGTTGTTATTTCGCTGCCATACGGATCAACTGTTAGTTTTCCGCTATATCAAGGACCGAATGGCAAGCTGACAACTACGATTGTTTTTGAGAAAAACCCCAAAAGAATTGTTGAGCTTCCAACAAATTCATTACAGGGCTTGTCTGCATGGAATGTAGATCCAAGAATTACTACTCGGTCTGTGCCAGTAGACTTTATGGTTGAGGATTTAACCAATCCCCAAAAGGAAGAAACCACTTATTTAAACTTTCTGCAAAATGGAGAAAAGTACATCCAATATAGGATGAACGCAGAAAGACTTTTTGGAGTAGAATTTAATTTTGGCCAAGTTTATTTTGAGAAAGCTCAAGTATACTACGACACGCTTCAGGGATCTTCTAGTTATAGTTCATTTTCTATAACATCTGGAACTGCTGGAGATTTTTGGAACTGCATTTCTCCAACAGCAAGTGATCCAGAACCTCAAAGTTTATTTTGGCAAAGAGTAACCATTCCATATCGGTTTAAAGACTACTTGGTTAATGGAGTGAGCGCAGATTTCTTAAAGTCTGAAGGCAGAGCAGATGAAGCTGTGGCGTTGGATCAACTGGCCGAGATGGCTGTGCAGCAGCAAATTGACGTGTTGATTAGACAGCAGGGTCAGAATCAAAAGCTGAACATGGCTTACACTTACTAGTATGATTGGCAAATTCCTTACACGAAGAAACGGGACTGAGGCCGCGCCGGGGGTAAAGATTGTTGCTCGTATTGGAGTAAAGGGCGATAAACACACTTTTAGATTTCGCAAACAAGCGTACAATCCAACTCCTGTATTAGAAGATCGAATATTGACTGAGTCAGGAGACTATCTTAACAACGAAGCAAGCGAACGCATCACCACTGGTTAATTATGGGCATCAGAATTACAGACTTAGCCTCGGCCTCAACGGTTGGCTTAACAGACACACTTGTACTTGTTCAGGCTGGAGACACTAAAAAGTGTGAAGTCTCGCAGGTTAAAACGCTCAACGCATCAGAGATTGTCAGCGGCACTCTTGGTGTAGCCAGGCTGCCTGTTGTTCCAGTTTCGCTTGGTGGCACAGGATCGGTGGACGCTACGTCTGCGGTTGCCGCACTTGGCGCACAGCCTGCGCTTACTTCGAGCGCTCCGGCTGCGATTGTGCAAGGTGGCACAGGAGCGACTACAGCAGTGGCTGCACTGGATGCACTTGGTGGGATTACCTCTGCTGTGGTGCCGTCGCTAGTGACCGCTCAATTGTCTGCGTACACGCTTCTGACGCAATCGGCTGCTTACCAAAACAGCGAACAAGTTCTTGCGCTTGCTTCTGGTCAAATCGCAGCCATTACTCCCGCGTCTATTGGAGCCTTGCCAACGGAAGCCGCTTCTGGTTTTGCCACAACTGCTCAAGTTGTTGGGATTGCAAACACAGCTCAATTAGCAGCATTTCAAGACAGCGCACAAGTCCAAGCGTTAACCGTATCGCAACTTAGCGCAATTAGTATTACTGCCGGGGCGGGGCTTGTAGGCGGAGGACCATTGTCCAGTAGCAGCATTATTGCGCTTGAAACAACTGGAGTTTCGGCAGGCACATTTGGAACAGCTATCAGTGTGGCGCAGTTTACGGTTAACGACAAAGGTCAGATCACAAATGCCACGAATGTTGGCATATCTGGGACTGCTGGCGGAACCGTTGTGGCTGTCGGCGCATCGTCCAGCACACTGGCCATCTCGAACAGTCCAATTACTTTTTCTGGGGCGCTTCAGCTTGAGTTGTCTACTACTGGAGTGCCTGCAATCACAGCAGGATCAAGCACGCAGTCAGCAGTTATCACAGTTGACGCTTACGGTCGAGTGACGGCCCTTGAGACGCAGGCAATACAATCACTTTCTCCAAGCGGAGTTGTTTCTGGATCTTACGGTCATCCTGAGCGTGTTGCTCAGTTTACGGTAGATACAAAAGGAATTATTACTGGCGCCACAGAGGCTTTAATTGCAATTTCCGCTGCTTCTGTGAGCGGGCTGGCGGCGTCCGCAACAAGCGACACTACAAACGCTGGGAACATTATCACTGGTACACTAAGTTCTGATAGGATCTCAGTTCTTGCATCTTCTCAGATTTCTGGCATTTCAGCAGCACAAGTTTCAAGTGGAATTACATCTGCACAGGTAACGGGACTTTCTGCTTCGCAAGTAGGATCTGGCATCACATCTGCGCAAGTTACAGGTATAACAGCAGCGCAGGTAGGAACTGGTATTACATCTGCGCAAATTGCAGGAATAAGCGCAGCTCAAGTTGCCACTGGCATTACGTCAGCGCAAATCACAGGCTTATCTGCCGCTCAGGTTGGAACTGGAATTACGTCTGCTCAGATTAATACGCTTCCAGCAACCAAAATTGCCACAGGTATCACATCAGCGCAAATAACAGGTTTATCTGCTGCACAAGTTGGAACAGGTATTACATCAGCGCAAATCAATACACTTCCAGTAGCTAAAATTAGCGGGCTTGCAACATCGGCTACAACGGACACAACAAATGCATCCAACATCACGACTGGAACATTAGCTTCTGTTCGTGTTGGCACTGGGATAACATCGGCTCAAGTTGTAGGGTTGGCTGCTGCTCAAGTAGCATCTGGAATTACTTCTGCACAAATAACTGGAATTAGTGTTACTCAAGTGGGGTCCCTTGGGACTGGTGTATCTACATTCTTGCAGACGCCTTCAAGCGCAAATCTTCTCTCTGCTGTAACTGACGAAAGCGGCACTGGAACACTTGTGTTTTCCACATCTCCGACAATTGCTGCACCTACAATCAACGGCTATACGGAGGGCACTGTTGCGCAGGGAACGGTTGGAGCAACGGCAACGCTAGCCATTACGGCAGGCACGGTTATTACGGCAACGCTCACATCTGCGACACCATGCACATTCACAATGCCAGCAGTTGGAGTTGGAAAGTCATTTGCAGTGTATCTTAAGCAGCCAGCCGCTGGCACTGCAACAACTGCCACATTTACAGGAGTTAAATGGGCCTCTGGTATTGCTCCAACAATTACAACAACACTCGGAAGAATGGATATTCTTTCATTTACTTCTGACGGAGTAAATTGGTATGGCTCATTTATTCAAAACTTTACTTATTAAAATATGCTGTTTATTTCTAACGCTATTAGATTTAATACGCCTACTACAGCAGCAATTATAGTAGTTGCCGGAGGTGGTTCTTCTGGTAATGGATTTGACGCACCAAAATATTCTAATGGCGGCGGGGGAGCGGGTGGGGTTTTAATTCAAAACATTAATGTTTTATTATTATTAAATTCAATAATAAATGTTACTGTTGGAGCTGGCGGAGCAGCAGTTCCTCAGTTCTCTGCTGGAAATAATGGATCAAATTCAGTAGTAACATTTCAAGACAGCTACACTGCAATAGGAGGAGGTGGTGGTGGAGGAAATGGAAGTGCTAATCCAAGCACTTCAGCGTTGTCGGGAGGATCTGGCGGGGGTCAGTCTATTAATGGATTAGGCGGGACTGAGAGGCCAAATGCACCGGGAGGAACTGGAGTAGCCGGACAAGGAAATAATGGTGGAGCGGCTGCGAATAGCGTGTATGCGGGTGGCGGAGGTGGATATTCTAGTGCAGGGCAGCCTGCAACCGCATCTAATAGTGGCACTGGAGGAACAGGATACTCGTCAACTTCATCTTACACTGGCAAAACGTATGCAACAGGAGGAAATGGCGGAGCCATAGCCAGCCCAACAGCAGGCGCTGCAAACACAGGAGATGGAGGTGATGGAAGTGATTCAATACCTTCTTATGCAGGAGGCTCTGGCGCAGTGCTTGTATACGTTCCACTCGGAATTACGTTTAATCTTATTTCTGGAACAGTGAATACATACACTTTAGCTGGGTATTCAAGTGTTAAAGAGTTTATAACCTCAGGACAGTTTTCGTTATCATGAGTCACTTTGCTCAAGTTGAAGATGGTATAGTCAAACAAGTCATTGTTGCCGAACAAGACTTTATTGATCTTGGCGTGTTGCCGGGAACTTGGATTCAAACAAGTTACAACACTCGTGCAGGCCAACATCCAGAAGGTCGTCCACTTCGCAAGAATTACGCTGGCATTGGATTCGTGTACGATGAAGTGCGTGACGCTTTTTATGCGCCCCAACCGTATCCATCTTGGGTGTTAAATGAACAGACTTGCATTTGGGACCCACCTGTGGCATATCCATCTGACGGCAACGGTTATAAGTGGGATGAGTCTTCTCTTTCTTGGATTTTAATTTAATTGTATGGCTGATATCAAAATCTCTGCACTTCCATCAGCAGCCGTTGTTAACCCGGCTGATATCGTTGTTCTTAACCAAGGCGGCACGACTAAGACCGCGACTCAATCGCTTGTTGTAGCTGGACTAGCAACTACCAGCCAGATCTCCGGCCTTGCTACGACAGCTCAACTGTCTGGATTTGCAACTACTGACCAAATTAGCGGGCTTACAAACACGGCACAGGTTGAAGCAATCACGTCGGCACAAATTGCTGCAATTACTCCTGCTTCTATTGGCGCACTGTCCACCGATGCAGCCTCTGGATTTGCAACCACTTCACAACTTTCCGGCTTTGCTACCACTACTGATATTCAGGGTATTGCATTTACCTCGCAGTTGGCAGCATTTACCAACAGTGCACAGGTTGAAGCGTTAACTTCAGCGCAGATTACAGCCCTTGGCAATGGGTTGGGTGCTGGACAGAAGTACGAAAGCACTAAAGTATATTCAATTGGAGATATTGTTTCTTCTGGAGCGGAAGTTTACGTTTCACTGACAAACAACAATATTAACAACACGCCTCCAAATGCTATTAATTGGGCTGAAGCTGCTGCAAACGCTGTTAAAATCCAAGGGATCAATGTGCTGCCAACAAATCCGCAAGTTGGATCTGTTTTGACATATAACGGTGTATGGGAGCCTGTTATGCCAACAGCAGGAGGATTAAACAGTGCACAGGTTCAGTCGCTCACCTCTGCGCAGATTTCTGCTATCACTCCCGGTTCGATTGGAGCTGTAGCCACTAGCGACGTTATTGCCATCAGCAAAGGCGGGACAGGCTCGACGGATGCTGTGTCTGCTCTTACGGCTCTTGGGGCCATGTCTGCAACGCAGGCGGCTGGTGGTGACTTAAGCGGCAACTTGCCAAACCCAACGGTAGCGAAGCTGCAAGGCAAAGCAGTCACCAACGTGACGCCACTTGATGGTCAGGTGCTACAGTACGACACGGCAACATCCACTTGGATTGCAGGAGCAATTCCAAACGGCGGCTCTGGCGGCGGAGGACAAGCGTTCTTCTTCAACTACAATACGGCAGCAGATGCCCCAACAACCGGGCTGCCAACAACGCCAACCATTGTTAAAGAACTTGGCCGCACAGCCGACACAACTGGCACAAGCTATACATCTGGTGATTTGTCTACAACTGGATATGACCTAATAGTCCACTTTGTTACTGATGTCCTAGACCCAAATATCACAGCCATCCCAGCCGGGCTGTTTGACTTCAACTTTTGGGCGTCCTCAACTGGAACTACGTCAAATCAGACAATCGTCCAGCTTAAGGTATTTAAGTACGACGGAACAACCGCTACGCTGCTTGCCACCTCAGACGACATCTCGATTTACGATCCAACGGTAACTGCACAGTA